TTGTAATAATGTATTCTTCTATTCCGTATATTCTTATCGCGGTACTACTTGGGTTTGTAGCTCTCCATTCGTACATGAGCGTTCGTTTCGGATACGACTGGATCGGTTCGCAGACCCGCAAGGTCCTTGCAAAGACATTCAATTCCCGCCATGCATCGGTGACTGACCTATATGACATTCCGGCTGTTCCCTACATGGACCGCTTTGGAACCTTCACCAAGATTCCCAAGATGAAGGAGAATGTTCGCTATTAGACAGGGTTCCACCTGTTCTTTCCAGGGGCCACCTTGGCAGGGCCCTGAACAAACCCAGATGTATTTGTCAAGCATGTTGCCTCTTCCGTAGGCAGCTTGTACGCATTCGCACCCAGAAAGGTCGTATAGGTAGAGGCATACGCAGCCTTCTGAGACTGGGGGAAATTCTTGTAGTAAGCAGATGACGTCTTGCGCTTGAGGTATTCAGTCACTTCGGATGCACTGGAAAATTTGACGGCAGGCAGTTGCTGTGGTCCCTGGCTTGGAGAACTCATTATATTTACAGGGAAGAAAGACTTTATTATAAAATGCCACCTATTCGTTTCATGCTCGTCTCTACCCACACGGAGCAGGTTACCGGTTACTCCAAGGTGTCGTTTAATCTCCTGAAGCAACTGGCGACGCTGACTCCCCTGGTCAAGGTGTTTCACTTTGGATTCCAGCGCAGCCCTGCGCGCATTCCCCAGCCTATGCGCCCGCTGTCGGCTATTATCCAGTACGATGCTGCTGCCAACGAGGATCCTCGTGAGCAGGGGTTCGGCTTCAACAAGTTCAAGGATTACCTTGAGACGGTATCCCCGGACATTGTGATGATCTACAACGACCCGATTGTTGTCTCACAGTTCATCAACGCGATCAAGGATATCCCGAAGACGTTTAAGCTCTGGATCTATCTCGACCAGGTGTATGAGGGTGCGGATATGGGTCTCCTCCGCACAATCGAGAACAAGGCGGATCGTATCATCTGCTTCACAGAGTCGTGGAAGAAGCACCTCCTCACGCGCCTGACCACGACCACGATCCCGATTGATGTTCTTGAGCATGGTGTAGATGCGTTGGTCTTCAAGCCTCTTCCGGAGGTTGAGCGTATGAGCGTTCGTCGTTCAATGAACATCCCCACCGACGGCAAGATCTTCCTGAACATGAATCGCAATAGCCATCGAAAGCGTCTGGATCTCACCATCATGGGATTCGTCCGTCTCCTCGCGAAGTTCCCCGCCGAGAAGTTCTACCTGGTCTTTGTCACCTCAGTTAAGCAGGAGGGAGGTGCGTGCTACAATCCTCTCCAGGTCTATATGAACGAGCTTGCTCGCGTGGGCCTGGATATTCAGACGTACGGTACGCGCGTATCGATTGTGGATACTACGCCGCCGGCTGCGTACTACAACGACGACTCCATCAACCAGCTGTACAATGTCGCCGATATCGGTATTAACACCTCCAACGGTGAAGGGTTCGGTCTCTGCCAGCTGGAGCACATGGCGACGGGTGCGCCCCAGGTGGTCATCGATATTGGAGGCTACCGCTCATTCATCGATGAGACGACAGGTGTCCTGATCCCTGTGTCCTCGTATTCGTACCTTCCGATGAGTGCGGGTGTCGGTCTCCTTGAGCAGTCTGCTCATCCTGATGCGGTGGCCGAGGCGATGGAGAAGGCGGTGGCAATGCTCGGTCCGGCTACGTCGAAGAAGTGCATCGAGGCTGCCCGTTCGCGCCCATGGTCCAAGATCTGCGACTCATTCCTGGAGTCGGTCCTCGCCAAGTAAAAATACCCGGATGACTAGACAAAGTCGGGATTCCAGCGCTTGAGCTTCTTCTCTAGCATATCTTTGAGGAACCAGTTTTGAATCTGGCCTCGGTAAGGGTACGCGTGCCCGTAATCAACACACCATACAGTTCCATCCTTCTCGATGAAGTTGTAGGGTGTGATATCGATGTATTCCATATTGCCCTTTTTCAGGAGCGTCTCAAGAATGAAGTGTATCTGCTTCCAAATCCACGGAGGTGTATTCGATGGATTTGGACCATACTTGTCGGCAACGCACATCTCGTCGAGATCCTGCATCACCATGTAACTGGTCTTGTTCGTTTCAAAGATGGGGGGAGCAATGTTCAGTCCAGCTGCAATTTGTTGGTGGTGGATTTCGAGGGGGGAGGTAACAGTCTTCATGTAGGTGGTCATCGTGGGGGTATTCTGTCCTGACTAGGGGGTAGATCCATCCGTTTTTGTCCAGAATCCGCGAATACGGGTTGTGAACAGGAAACTCTGCTTGTAATGCAAATTGATATCCTCCAGTTTGTCGCACATCATCAGCAGGTGGATCAAGACTGGGTTGCCCGATGCAAAGAACATCGGCTTGGTTGTATCTAGTACCACACCCTTCTGGTAAAAGGATGTTGAGGGGCCACCTGTGTTCTCGGCGATGATATCAATATGCTGCGCAAACTTGCCGTTGTAGTTTCCGAGAATGACGTTATTATCCTTCTTGAGATGGACGATAATATTGGCGACTGGTGTGTTCTGCGGGAGAACGACCTGGTGACGACGAGGAATGGATTCGTCCGGTATAGCCTTGATTTTCTCTGTATTGTCCATCGCGACCTTGTTGAACTTTCCATACTTCTCATCGAAATCTACAACCTTGAAGAAGGGAGACCCTGCATTGTTCTTCGCCCTGCGAAGATACTTCAGATACGGCTCAAATGACTCCACGAACTTACGTTCCGTGAAGAAGATGTACTCGTAAAACACTCCGCCATCGGCAAGGCAATCGACCTGGTCAGAAATCACCGCTTCGTAGAGTGGGGGCTCGCGAGAATCCGCGGCTCCCTGCTCGCGCGCAGCTTCCTCGGATGTCAGGCAGGCGGGGTGCTCAATGTAGATCTTTGACTTGATAATATCTTCGGGCTTCTGGAAATTGTAGGCGTCGTTCAACCACAGGTACTCGATGGGGAGCTGGATAGACGATATCGCTTCGTGCTGGCGCTTGTAGGTAAAGACCATAGAGAGAATACGATCATCAGCTTTTCCAGCGTTCTCAGGCCACGCCGATGTCTTGGACCAGGTGTTCAGCAGAGCTACAGCCTGAGGAGTTGGTGCAAAGAACATCGTGCCACCCGATGTCTCGAAGATATAGGGGTCAAAGCACACATCGTCCTTGAGATAGTTCATGCTGCCACGCGGATCCACATTCCATCCGCGCGCCATAAAATCCACACCGGGCATATCAAAAATATCAGGGTAGCGAGAGAGTTTCATGTCTCCGTCAATGTACAGCACTCCGCGCCCCTGCATACCCGCAACACGCAGAGCCTCCTTGATGAACAGTGGCTTCAGGTTGATCGCTAGCTGGTACTTTCCCGGGAACGCAAACTCGGGATACTCCTCCACAATGTAGTTGCATCCTACGCGCTTGCACATAGCTTCCCACTCGGCTATCATATCCTCGAATTTGGTTGCCTCGTGTTTTACAAACTTCTTGTCTTCCAACTCCTTGAACTTTTTCTTGGACATCTCGGATATCCTCTGCTTGATATCGTCCCGTGCAAGGATTGATAGAACTTTCGGACGGTCGTATTTCAGCGGATACTTCTTGAGAATTGCGATCTGTCTCGCTTTTGATATCTCGTAGAACTCGTGCTCCTCATCAAACATTCCATCGGCAATCGCCTTTTCAATCGCCTGCTCTACTTCCTCTTCTTCGCGGATCTCTTCAAGAAGGTCGCCCTTAATCTGCTCAATGATCTCCCCGGTGCAGGCGTAATTTACACGCTTACCATCCTTTACATCTTTCTCCGTAATCTCATCGCCAAACCGCAGGTAGTTCTTGTTGGCATTACCCCGACCCCACCAGTAGGTGACGAGCACAAACTTACTCGCGGGATTGTTGATCACCATTTTGAGCTCATGGGCCTTGATAATTGCTGGGTAATCCATCTCGGGAGCCGCCGCTTGTCCTCCGCGTTTCGGTGTGCGCTTACGACCACGTTTATGCGTGTCCCGTGCCATTATTCATATGTGAAGAATTGTATTCTGTCCTTCTGTAACGTCCCGAGACGCAGCAGACGATGATTGTCTCCAAAGGCTGGCTCATCAAACACCTCCTTGCTATCGGGATCCACTAGGAACACAAAGTCCTTGATGGAGATACGCTGAAGCCGACGCCCGCGCTTCATAATATTGCGGAGATAGACAGCGTCGCGCTCGTCGTTGTCGATGGAGGGATTGAAGCCCAGTGAATCGCCTTTCGGAGTGCTGTCAAACCGCAAGCACTGAATAACCGGCTTCTCGCTGGCGTGTAGTTTCCGATGAATCTCGCAATCGACTGCTGCCTGCTTGATAAGACGAGTAATTCCGCTGGTAATCTTCTGCTTCTCAAACGATATGTTATAGAGGAACTCGTCGCTGGTCATGAACGCATCCACACCACGCCCCGAATCTGCGGGGGCATCGTACTTCTTGGGAAGCGTATCCGCACGACGAATGGGAACAATATTAAAGGCAGATGCTGACGATGCCTGAGCCTTGGAAAAGACCGACATATAGAAACTGATCCGGATCGTGCGCTCTTCGATGGGTACGGTCTCACTGTTGATTCCGCTGGACGACAGACTCTGGCGGGTGGCGTGGGAGCACAGGCGAATACCGCGACCAATGACCTGGTCGTGACGCGCAGGGTTCCAGTAGGGCTCCACAATATGCAGGTGACGGACGTTCTTGAGGTTAATGCCTTCGGCGCCGCTGGAGGTCGCCATCAGGATACAGATCATCTTCTTTCCGCCACGAGCGAGAACACTCTCGCGAACAGAGGGCGCATGTTCAGGATAATCGTTCTGCATACCGAAGTAGTCTTCATTGAACAGGTAGCGCGTGAGCTCCTTTTCGATCTTATCTTCCTCGCCCGTGTAGAAGGCGTATGCAGGCTTCTTGGGATCCAGATCGGGCGACTCGCGGTACTTGCCGTTTTCCTTGACTAACTTGTAGGGCTGATATCCGTTGGCATCCAAGATCGCAGCCAAAATACCTAGACCCTCCAACTTGCGGTACTGGGAGTAAATGAACTGATTGCGGTACTCTCCATCCTTGCCCGTGGAAGCTGAGATATTCTCCAGAATCTTCTTCATTTTCGGCGAGAAGGTCTCTAGTCCCAGGGATCGCAAGTACTTGTCGGGGTCGGCACTTAGCGTCGCAAGGATCGTCGCCTTATCTACCGGTCCCTCATCGTTCTCATCCTTGATATCTTTGACGTCTCCACGCAGCTCAGAGGGAACAGCGTAGTTGCAGACAAGGCGGGACACAACGCGATAGGACGAGAAATTGGCATCAAGGGCACCCGGTCCTTTCGTCGCCTTCTTGGCCTCGGACTGAATCTCCCCCCAACGCACTTCCAGGTAACGATTGAACTGATCATCTGACATCTCTACCCTCTCCAACATCTTGTCGTCATCGATACGTTTCGGGAGCATGCGCTCATCGGCACCCTTGTAGTAGGACACCAGACCCTGGATACGCTTCTGAAACAGGATAGCGTTCTTGACTTCCAGTCCATCCACGAATGTGGAGACAAACTCCTTGAACTCGGATGGCAGGCACTCTAGCGCTTCACGCGTAATGTACTCGCGCGCAGCCAGAACACCTCCAGGAAACTTGGCGGCAAATGGTTCGCGAATACCTTCCACCCAGTCGGCGGCGGGCTTATACACCAACTTATCGTCGCGCTGGACTGCGATGCGGTCTCCTTCCTTGTTGTATAGCGACTTGAAGTGCGCTGGATTGCGCGTCACCATAATCACGCGCTTCACGCTGTTGAACTCCACCGTATCCACTTCTGGCAGGAGCTTGAAAAAGGTCTTCATACCAGCCTCGTCCCATGTGGGCAGTTCCTTGACAGGGATCGAGATGCGCTCGATAGGTCCGCGCAAGAGATTCATGAAGAAGGCGATCTCGTTCGGGCGATTGATCACGGGCGTACCGGAGAGGAGCACAACCTTGCAATCCTTGGCATAGTAGATGGCATCATACAGACGGCGCGCGATCTCAGAGTTGTTGATGACACGGGAAATGAAGCCATGAGCCTCGTCGATAATCACGACAGACTCGTCAAACTTCGTGGATGTCTTGGCATCTTCTTCGGGAACCAGAAGTTTCACACTCTCTTTTGTGAGACCGTTGTAGTTGATGAAGTTGTAGCGCGAAGCGATAATCGCGGTAATCTGCTCATCGATTCCCTTGCGGTCGTCGTCACTCATGGTGGGGGAGTTGTAGTTTGGCTCCTTTCCATGGACGGTCACAAAGTAGCTTGCACGATTACGAAGGTACTCTTCCGGGATTCCCATCTGCAGGGCTGGGGCTTTCTCGGCGTCGTTGGTCGCAGGTCGGCGTTCCCAGTAATTGTTGATCATGTAGATGGCATCTCCACACTTGCGAATCTCCTGACGGAAATTGTTCTGGAGAGAGGCAGGAAGCATAACATAGATTTTCTTGGTGGAAAGCAGGGATTCGGCCACACCGATCGCAGAACAGGTCTTGCCCGATCCCAGACCGTGATAGACGAGGAGTCCGCGGTAGGGTGACTCTATCTTGAGATATTCGCTAACCAGCTTCTGGTAGGGCAGGAGTTCGCGACTTGATTTCTTGGAATCGGATAGACACTTATCGACTCCCTCGTCATCATCATCCTTGTTGGTGGAGCGGTATTTTAGGAAGATTCGTGCTATATAATCTGCAAATGCCTTCCGGTTAGGCAGTACAAATGCCGCCATTGTATTGTATGAACAAAGCAAATAAAAACCCTGTCTCAAAACAATGAAGTTGGAAGGCGATCCGCGTATGTGGATGGTCACCATATACCTCTTTCTTGTCAGCGCACTCCTCTACTTTCGTCCATCTCTAGTCTTTGACGGACATCGTGTTCGCGAGTTCGGTTCCGGGTCTCGCGAAGCCACTGTGTTCCCGTTGTGGTGGTGGGTCTTTGCTCTTGCGGTCGTAAGCTATCTTGCGGTGCATTACATTACACAGGCTTAACTGCTGGAGTTGTTTCCGCTGCAGCCTTAATTTTTGCATCCTTCTCCTTCTGCTGCTGAATCATGTTGTTCTTGAAGCGCGTGGCTTCATCAATATCGGGAATGCAGACTTCCGTAATAGACGTGGATGACAATCCGTATATTCCGGCAACTGCAGCCAGGGTCAAGACATACCCAATCGAGATCCAGCTCGCACGCACCTTGTTTCCTACTCCGCCATCAAACATCAGATAGAAGCGATCAAAGTATCCTCGTAGGAAGTCAAATGTGCGTATCACGTACCACCCAATCGTCGGATACGCTGCCCAAATTGCCGCTTGGGTCGCATTCTTGGATTGGTCAGTCTTCTCGCATTCGCGGAAGGTTACCAAGCTAGAAAACCCAAATCCCAGGAGGAAAAAAACAAGATACACAACAAACCCCAGACCAAACACCATCCCTGCCTCCTTCATACTTGTAATCGCAAAGATGGCCATCTCTTATTATTCTCTTGGAAGACGAACTTCAAAGGTTTGCGCGATCGCAGAGAGTTCTTCCAGCAGAGCCCTTCGCTGAGTGTATTGTGGTCGCGTGAGTTCCATGCAGTCAGGAAGAGTCTTCCACCCAATCGCCGAAATCTCGCGGCGCTGCATCATCGTGAATCGCTGATGAATGTCAAAGTCGGCAGGACGAGTCAGGAGAGCCACAAAGTACTTGTGTTGATACGGAACTCCGTTTGTTCCGTGAAATGTCTCTTCCAGCTGAACTCCGCTGACCATCACATAGCAGTTGCGGCGAACATTGGTCTCCTCAAAGAACTCTCGTTCTGCACAACCGTTATCGCTTTCGCATTTCAGGCGCCTGCCCTTTGGGAACCCCCACTCGGGCTCCGTATAAACAGAGTCTGCCTTTCCGATAATGTTGCGAACCTGGTCAAACTTATCTAAGGCACGCCGGTACTCGTTCTCGTACTTATCAATGCTGTTCCACAGACGTGTCCAGAGCGATTCAAACGCCTCGTTCTGAAGACGTCCAAGTTCAGACTGCGTCATGTTCTCTAAGAGCATCTCAACATACTCTACATTTGCGGGGTCATATTTCCCACGAATGAATTCGGTGTATGCCATGCTATCCTTTCGCCGCACCATCAACACTTCAAGGTCGTTGATATCCAGGGGCAGCGCCGTGGGCTCGCCCGGATTGTTGCGGTTGCGGAGGAGAAGGATTCCGCAGGAGAGAATTGGGTCTGGACATTCACGAAATGGATGTCCTCGTAGTCCGCAGTTATTACAGAAGATTGTTGTCATTCCCGCCATTGTGTCAGTTGATACTTCCTTTGCCCAGGAATATCGCCATCCATTTTTACCTCTCATAACATACAATAATGAACAAATCCCTGTGCTATGGTTCGCCGATCACTCTGACACCTCAGGAGACACTAACGGGCTCGCTTGGAGCTCCGTTCAAGTCACTGGCAGAGGCGAAGACAGAGTGCTCTCGTCTTGGTAACTGCACGGGAGTCCTGGACTTTAATGGGCGGTTCTTTGCCTACACGGGCGATACGACTCTCCGGCGGGGATCTCGCGGTGGAAAGTTTCACCCCGTCCAGCCCTGCCCTGCCTCGCCACAGGATCCTGTTGCGTCTGCTTCTCCCCAGGGATACGATATTTACGGAAACATCAGCAATGCCTTTTCAACGGTGGGCGGGGTGGTTGGATCTATGGGTGGCCGCTCTTGCCCAACGCCCGAGCAGGCGCAGGCGCAGGCGGATGCCGAGGCGGCTCAGCGCAGGAATTGGACGACAGGCTTTTTCTGGACGACGGTCGTGGTTGTCCTCATCAGCGCGTACCTCGGCTACAAGTACTTTATGCAGTCCCCTGAGCTGGCGTTCGCGAGCCGCGCCTTCTACTGGGTGCTCTACACTGCCATCGTTGCCCTGGTCGCCTACGGCATCCTCTTCATGGTGGAGGGAATCCGGGGCGAGGCTGCAAAGTCTGATAACCTGGCGCCGACCCCCGTGGAGTACACGAAACCCGTAAGCGTTGCGGCTGCCCAGGTGCCCCCGCAGGCGGGGAAGCACGGCGGCAACTACGGCATGCAGTGGTGGATGTACATCAAGGACTGGGACTACAAGTTCGGACAGGAGAAGCCAGTGTTCGTCCGCGGACCCAACGGACAGCAGAACCCCTATGTGTTTCTCCACCCGACGGAGAACAGCCTGTGCGTCAAGATCAACGTCTATAGCGGACGCAGCGGCAGCCGTCTCGGCAGCTCGCCTGGATACCCTGGAGCCGACGGCAGCGCCACGGACGACTCTTACACGTGCGTCATGAAGAACGTCCCGCTGCAGACGTGGTTCTGCGTTTCGCTGTCACTCAGCGGCCGCAACCTTGATCTCTACCGCGACGGCCGCCTCGTACGTTCGTGCGTACTCTCGGGCGTACCGCGCCACCCTACGGGACCCCTCACCATCATGCCCGCCGGCGGATTCTCGGGTCACGTCATCGACGCCTACCACCTGTCGCGCGCCCTGACCCCCACGGACGCCCAGTACTTCTGCGCCCAGGGAACGAATGGCACGAAGTTCGACACCCTGCCGTCCAAGCCCCTCTTTGGATACAAGGTGAAACTCGGAGTCATTGACAGCAAGGGAAAGCAAATAAAACAATACACTTGGTAAATAACAATAGATGGAACTGCGCGTCATACTCCTGTCGCTGATGACGCTGATCGTCGTTGGAATTGTGTTTCTCATCGTGTATGAGCTGTATTACGGCTCATACAGCGGCAAGGGGTACTCGCCGGTTGCCCCGTGGAATACGGAGGTCAGCATTCTCGACTTCCTCCACCTCGGTACCGAGTTTGTGAAGTTTGACCAGGTGCTGCCTCGCTCGCGTAACGAGCAGCAGGGTGCCGAGTTCTCGTATGCTGCATGGTTCATTGTGGATAACTACAACTACGGCAGCCCCCGCCCTATCCTTTTCGTGAAGGGTCGCCCCGATATGTCCATGAAGTCGCCCGCTGTGTATCTCACCAAGGGCACAAACGAGCTGACGATTCTCCAGGACACGTTCTCTAAGGATCAGGTTGGAAAGGTGGTCATCAACAACCTTCCTGCCGGCAAGTTCATCCATCTGGCTATCACGGTCAATCAGAAGTCGATGGATGTGTATATCAACGGCATGATCTACCAGCATCTCACGCTACCCGCCCTTCCTCTGCAGAATACAGAGAGTCTGTACATTGCAGATAATGGCGGATGGTCTGGCATGATTGGTGATTTCACGTATTACAATTACATGCTGACGCCAGGGGAAGTCCATAACCTGTCGCTCAAGAAGCCGCGTCGCGACCCGAACGACCTGCCCTACTATCATGACTACCTGGACACTAGCTGGTGGATGAGTCGTGCTTAAAGCTTCATGTTCATCTGCCCCTGAGCCTTGTTTAGTTCATCCTTTCCCTTTTGGATCTGCTCCTCGACACTTGCGAGCTTCTTTTCCGCCTCTGCAACCCGCATTGAACACAACGTACTATCAATGCCTTCGCGCTGTGGCATGAAAATCAGAATAACGGCAGCGGCTACGAGAAACCAGATCAGAAGACTTTCGGTCTTGGTTTTCATTACTCCTTATCTACGAGATTATCTGCTTTCATGTTGTCTGGGTCTCCGTGCCTGCGCACGCCCTCCTTCTCCTGCTGTTCTACGACCGCATCCGCATTCCCAGCCTTCTTGGCAATTTTTGCAACTGCCTTCTCCAGCTTCTCGAGAGAATCTTCCTCGGTCAGATGCTCGCGGGCAGGGAGCATCATCACAATGCAAACGGCCAGAACTACAAAGGCTACCATCAGGTACGTCGAGAGGTTGAACTTCATCTTTATTCTTAAGTAATCAATAAAGATGTCATCATACTGCACAGGCGCTGGACTAAAAGATACGAATGCAACGTATGTCAATCGTCTGCGCGATTCCTCCGATGTAACGACGTATCTTCGCCAGCAGGGGGTGCGCAATCATTACCGCACGCTGCAGACTAAGGGACAGACGTTTCAGGGTGGTATTCCTGCCAATGATCTTTATGATATGGCAAATCTAACCGGAAAGACGGGTCCCTACACATCTCTCATCAGCGGAGTCTCTATTACACCCTCGGCATGCGTTACTTGTACGGGCCAGCTCCCCTTCAACCTTGGGCA